AGTATTTATATATACTTGGTTATACAATGTCTTTCTGCACTTATTTATTTTTATTTTATCTAACCTTTATTTTATCTAATCTCCTTTTATTTAATCTGCGTCTACAAAATGTCTACAATTTGTCTACAAAATTTAGCACGTTAAAATATCACAGTGAAAATAGATCAAGAAAAGCAGGCTGTTGCACCTGCTTAATTCCTGTTTATGCTGTTGCTCTTTCTGTTCTTCTTATCCGTTCCGCTCTCGCTGTGATCCGGTCAATTAACGCCCTGTCACCGTATGCGGTTTTGCTGGCTAATAACTCCGTATCTGTCATGCTCTCCAGTGCTTGGAGCGTTTCCGCTTGCACCGTTTCCAGTGCTTGGAGTTCTGCCCGGTTAAATTCTTTCAGCCGTTCGGATTCCGTTGTTTCCAGTTGCTCCCGGTAGTACCGGAAGAACTGCCGGACGTTTGAGCGGATCCGGGCGGCTTTCTTTTCTACGATTTGTTCCGGTGTGCCTGTCATTTGGTTTCACTCTCCTTTTCAGCTTTCAGACGTTCCATTGCTGATTTATAAATTTCGTTTGCTTCTGCTGTCTTGCGCTCCACCCATTCAACGTTACTTTCATCCGGCCGCTGTCCTGGTAAGCCTGCCCATTTCGGAGGATGTTTTATAACTGGTTTAACTTCTCCGTGCTCTCTAGCGGCTCTTTCTGCCGCTGTTTTGGCTTGTAAAGCGTGTAGCCGTTCATTTGCCTGCATGAGTGCGATTTTCTCGTCTATGGGGCTTCTAGAGCCTGTCACGGGCATTTCTTTCGGTTGCTCTGTCACTGTCTGCGGTTGTACTGGTTGCAATGCTGTGATCACGGCACCTATAACAAACTGGTTTACACTTACACCGTTCTTTTCTGCCTGCGCTTTGATCTGCGGTTCTAGGTCTTTCGGGAATCTAATCATTTGGTTAAATGTTTCCGACATTTTAGCACCTCCTTTTCTTGTGATATCATTAATGTGATATCATTAGTTTTTTATGATATCATTTGTGTGATATCATTGCTGTGATATCATGATATCACTATAACATTTTGTGCCTTATGTGTCAATATGTTTTTGTGCCTTATTTTAATATTTTTTCGTCATGCTCCAGTTTTTCCGCAACAGCTAATTTTATAAAATCATTTACACTCTTATAACCTAATTTATTAATACGGTCTTTTGTGCCAGTTGCAAAACGGCAATTCACCCGTTCAAATTTGTTGTCGTATTTGTAAATTGCTTTTCTTGTTGCGTCTGTTGTTTTTCGCTCCATTGTTTGCGCCTCCTTATATAAATGTATCTTTATTATATTTGTTTGTGCCTTATATGTCAATATTATTTTTTATCTACTATAATATAATCATGTTTCTTTTTGTGCCTTATACATTATGTACAACAAAAGTGCTTATTTGTGCCTTATATTTGTATATTATTGCGTCTTGTTTTTGTGCCTTATATCTGTTATAGTTATCTCAACAAATAAATAAAGCCGGTGACCACCTACCAAGCGAACACCGGCACCCAAAAAGAAAGGCACCCAAATTATAACACGGGTGAAAAGGTAAAAGCAATATGAGAAAAGCAACTTTAGAAAACATGATCACAAGATTAAACGCAATGAAGGGATTTGAAAAACCGGAATGGAATACAGTAGGAAGTTATAGACTTTATAAAGATGCTGCTGGCTATGCAGTGCAGATGGTAGGAAACACATCCGGAGGAATTAAGACCGTCGGGAACTCTTACGGAATGACAGCAAGCGAATGTTATTATTTTATCGCTGGAATGATTGCGTGCAATGAATAAGTTCCGGAGGTGAAAAATGGAGAATTTTATATTACTAATTTGTGCAATGCTCGCCGGGTATGTGCTCCGGTATTATAGAGAGTTAAGCAAGTAAGACAGGCTTTCCCGGGGTTCGATTCCCCGGCTTGCTTTTACCCAGAAACGGGAAAAATTGAAAATATGGAGGAAATGAAAATGGGAAAAATAAATATTGATATGTGGTATGGAGACAAGCCGGAACAGGTGACAGGATTAGACATATATTTTAATGATTTAGGCGGATTTTATTCCGGCAATCTTCGCATTTTTGGAAAAATTGTTGGTGATTATTACGCCGACAGCGTGCAAGACATAGAAAAAGCATTTCCACACCTTGCAAAAGATATTGAAAACTGTTTGAATTAACTGCCGCAGAGGATGCCCGCCGGATCACTACCGGCGGCGGTTTTATGGGTGGAATTTACCCAAAAAATTAAAAATATGGAGGAGCGAGAAAATGAAAATTATAGAAAAATCGAAAATGCCTGACGGTACAAAGATACAACTAGAGGATTGGCACGACAAAAACACAAAAGATTATAATGATTTATACGGTTATGTAATAGGTGTATATCCAGTTGCTAAAAATTCCGGTCGTTTTGGTTGGGTAAAATCCGGAGAAAAATTTAGAATATCAATTAATTATAATAAATATGCAAATTATACTGATGAAATGGTGTTGAATGATTTTGAAGCGTTAAAAAATGGAGAAAAAACATTATCAGATTTAAAAGATCATTTTTTTAATAACTTTAAAGATCAATTTTATTTAGGAATTATAGATTTTGAACCTTGACAGCCATTGCAGAGGATGCCAGCCGGGAGCGATGCCCGGCAATGGCTTTATGGGTGGATCACACCCAAAAATTGAAAAAGGAGGTTGCCAGGATGAAAGAAAAGAACATTGAAAGGCTTTACAAGATTTTGGAACGTGCAGAGCGTGATCACGACACGGAGACAGCCGCCGCCCTGCGGTGGGCAATTTTTGAACTTGAAAACGGATAAAAGACGGCTTACAACCGTCTTTTTGTCGTGTTCCGTTGGATCTGCTGCCTGCTTGGCGGTCTATTTGTGCTACTCTTCCACCGGGTCCGGTCAGATCCTGCACCCTAATATATTGACGGCTTGCGCTGTCTTGGTGTACAATCAAATATTACAAGGGGATTATACAAAATGCGAAAAGTGGGAATAGGTCATGTATACGACATTATGGAGAGCGTAGCGGATGCCGGGGAACGGCTGGAAACCGTCATTCGGGTGGAGAGCGCCGCCGGTGGTATGTCTCCGGAATCTGCGGAGCTGCTGCGGTCTGCGTATGATTCTATGCTTTCGGCAGTCGGAGACCTTGCGAAAGCTGCGACACGTTGACCGGTTCAAGACTCGCACCGCAGAAGTGTGCAGATGTTCCACACTTTGAAACGGTCTGAAAAAATCAGAGAAAAACCTCTGAAAACGGATTTTCCAGCTTGAAAAGTGCTACCCCGGGGGGATTGAAAATTTTTAGCACGAAAATTGTAGAAAAATTTTTCTTTCAAAAACCTCTGAAAACGAGATTTTCGGTTGAAAATGCAGACCCACGGGGGTATCAAAAGAAACACATTAAAATTTTTTCAATACTTCACATCTATTTATCGACAGAATACCACAAATGTGTTAAAATTTTATAAAATTCAAAATGAAAGGGGTAATTACTCTATGAAACAAAGTCCTTTAGGAATCACTTCAATGGTGCTTGGTATTATAAGCATCCTCACAGCTTGTATAGCTTTTGGCATTGTGCCAGGTATTATAGGCTTGATACTCGCTATTATTGCTCTGTGTCAAAAAGACAGAAAGCACGGAACAGCTATCGCAGGTCTTGTGTGTTCTGTTATCGGAATTGTAATTTTTGCCATTATGGCATTGTTTGTAAATAGTGTATCCGATAGTAACAAGGAATCTACCGGCACACAGGCATCTGTTTCTGCAATACAAGAAAGTTCTACCGCAGTATCAGAAAGTACACCGGAATCAAAGGTTGAAGAGGTAGAAGCACCCAGTGGTACTGTTATTTCTCCCGGTTACACATTCGATGCGGACGGCTTGCAAGTCACTATTAATGATTTTGACCTTGACTACACTGATTATGAGGATGAATACGGTTGGAACGCTCCTGCTGATGGAACAAAATACA